AGACATTGCAGGTCCAAAACAGACTATTCCGTTTGTTCAGCAGTTTGGTGACAGCAGTTCCCAATTTAGTTTCTTGTGTGGTGCTGACCTGTATGAGTACTTGGTATTCCGATCATGGCAAAAGATGATAGTTGATCCAGTATTCCGCTATTCTGCCTACTATGACGATTACGCCAAGAATTGCTCATTGACCGTTATGATTCTTCCCCAGTATGTAAGAAACTACAACGAGGCTTTGGAGAGACTAGAATCAAACCAAGTTTACGGACTAACCTTGAGTGAAATCTACCCAAAAACCGTGGCTCTACAGCAGGTTGAAAGTGCTGGCCAATCCGTCTTGAGCGTGAATGTGAACTTTGGGTTCCGTGAAATCATACCGTTCAGAGACTACAGCGAAGACTTCCGTTATGCTATGGCTGCTGTGAATCCGGGTCAGGGAACTCAACAAATACCAATACCAGACGGCATCAAGAAGAACTATTCAGAAGCAGAGGCACAGAAGTTCAAGAGTATGTTCTTGGCTCAAAAGCCGTTGGGTTCAAACAAAGATGGGATTACCTTCCCTCCTGTTATGCAACCACAGGGAGTACCCAAGGCTGTCCTACCGCCAGAACCACAAAACTTGGAAGCATCTACCAATGTGGTATTGCCTCCACAGCCAAAGAACATCGCCGCAAATGTGTTCCTAAACAACCTAATCACATCAGGTATCAATACTGCCGCCCTCTTCAAAGGCATCTAAATACTGAAAGACATCATGTCCAAGGAGAATAAACTATGAGTCTGCCTATTATTGCAACACCAAAGTATGAATTGACCCTTCCCTCAACTGGCAAGAAGGTAAAGTATCGTCCATTCCTAGTCAAAGAAGAGAAGATTCTTCTTCTAGCCAACGAGACAAAGGATCAGCAGCAGATCATTTCTGCCATGAAGGATATCGTGTCTAACTGCACATTCAATGAAGTAAACCCCGATGAGGCTGCGACTTTTGACATCGAATACATCTTCCTGCAACTCCGCTCAAAGTCTGTCGGTGAGTCAGTAGATGTAAAGATCAAGTGCCCGAAGTGTGAGAACATGGTTCCTGTAAACATCAATCTGAATGAGGTTGAGGTTGTAAAGGAGAAGGGTTACTCAAACAAGGTAGCCATCAGTAATACTATGGGCATCATCATGAAGTATCCCAACTTCAACACTCTTCAGAGTCTTGAGGCAAACAAGGAAAAGGGACAGGGAGCAGAAGAGTTGCTGAACTTCGTTACAGTTTGCATAGAGAGCATCTATGACGATAAGCAGATATACGAAGCCAAGGACTATAAGAAGGAAGAACTGTTGGAGTTTATTGAGAATCTTCCACAGGGAGTGTTTGCAAAGATCATGAACTTCTTCAACAAGATGCCCGCCATATCAAAAGAAGTGGCTTGTGACTGTGATAAGTGCAAGACAAAGAGCAAAGTAACCTTGAGGGGGGCGCAAGATTTTTTTCAATCAGCATGATGCACGATAACCTCGGCAACATGCTAGAAACACATTTTCAGATGATGCAGCACCATCACTATTCGCTGAATGATATTGAAAATATGCTGCCGTGGGAAAAGCAAATTTATGTGGGTATGATTTCAGAGTATGTGAAGAAACATAATGAAGAGGTGAAGGAACTAGAAGCAAAGATGCCAAAGAGGTAATAGATGGCCGAAGAATTCGGGGATTTTGGAACACCACCACCGCCGGGAGGACCACCTTCAGGCAGTCCGCTGCCATCTGATGCTGAAGCCGCAAAGAAAGCGGCAGAGAGCATGAAAGACCTTACCGAAAAGGTAAAGGACTTGAAAACCAAGACAGAGGTTGCCGTTGAGAGAATCATGGATCTCTCAAAGGAAGGGTTTCGTCTAAATGAAAGTCTTCGTAAAAACTACGAGGATATGAAGAAGTTAGAAGAGAAGCGAAAACTTGGTCTCAAACTCACAGACGATGAAATCAAGAGAGAAAAAGAACTCGCTGTACTTCAAAACAAAGAGAAAGAAGAACTGAAGAAAGTAGGAGAAGCCCTAGTTAAACTTCGTGATTCTTTGGAGTCAACCGAAGAGGTTCAATATCATGCAAATGAGAGTTTGAAAACTCTAGCAGATGCCTTTGATGATTTTGCCGATGGTCTTCCAAGAGAACTATCAGAACTTGAAAAAGAACTCAAGCCAATAACAGAGGGTCTGAAGGCAGACGGTACAGCACTTGAAGAATTTGGAGATTCTATCAGAGGGATGGCAAAGGCATTGCCTTCTTTTAAAGACTCGCTAAAAGCGGGGTTTGCTTTGGGTGTTGGAAAACTAATACCACTCATAGCAGATTCATTTGGCAAAGGAACTAAAGCATCTCCATTAAATCTTGAGGGATTGTTCGGCAAGAAAGAACCGAAGAGGAACGAGGTAGTTCTATCCATAGAAGAACTAATCAAAGAGACTCAAAAGACAACAAGCGAAATTTGGGTATTGGGGGATGTGTTCAAGACTAATTTAGGAGTCGTTGATACCACGATAAAGAGTGTGGGGGTTTCTATTCAGGAGTGGATAAATCTCCTTGCTGATACCATTTCTTCAACCCAAAAGGACATAAAGGCTGTTCTTGTATCAACCCGATCTTCCGGAGGTATGACCGCAGTAGTTGAGGGTGGTGGTGATCTTGTAGCAGAATTCTTGAACATGCTGGTGGATGAAGTCAAAGAACTACACAAGATTGCAAATGTTGTAGTCACAAACACATCCGAAATGACCAAGGCATTGGGGGAAATGAAGGATGCCTTGATTGATGCAGTAATTGCTCAACAAGAAAGTGCTCTTGAAATTAGTGAGAAAGAAAGAGCCTCGCCCGCAGGTGCGACCGAGCCCGCAGGAGAACCATCAAAACCCGGCGAAAAGGCAGAGGCTAAACCACCAGAAAAAAGTGGGGTGATGGGCAATTTCTTGAATGCAGCAAAGCAGGGAGCACAAGCAATGCTCATGATTGCAGGTTCCTTGCTGGTTCTTGCGGTTGGCTTAAAGTTGATGAAAGAAATTGATCCCGGAACCTTGCTAAAAGCAGGCGTAGCAATGAGTGCTTTGGGCGGTGGATTATACTTGCTAGCAAAAATCCCAGCAGCAGATCTAAAGAAAGCAGCAGAGTCCATGCTATTAGTTGCTGCCTCTGTTAGTGTTTTGGCTATCGGAATGATGTTGATGAAAAATGTAGGGGCTGAAGGCTTTATCAAGACCGCAATAGGTCTTACTGCTATGGTTGGTGTTCTTCAGTTACTATCCAAAGTAGACTCCTCAAAACTTATGAAGTCTGCAATGTCTCTTGCTCTAGTTGGGGCATCGTTGATACCTCTCGCTGTAGGAATGATGTTGATGACTAAAGTGAATGCGGGAGCGATGCTTAAGACAGGCGTTGCAATTCTTGGTCTCATGGGAGTCTTGTATGGTATAAGCAAAATCAACACCGCTTCTTTGATTAGGGGTGCTTTGGGAATCGCTATCCTTGGAGCATCATTATTACCATTATCGTTAGGTCTGTTGGCAATGAATTTCGTGAATTGGGAATCTGTTGGGAAAATGGGTGCTTCTTTGGTTGGTCTTGCTATAGCGGCGGGAGTACTTGGATCAATGTCGGCATTGATTCTGCCCGGAGCCTTGGCTATTGCGGTATTGGGTGCTTCTCTCATTCCGTTGGCTCTTGCCTTAATGATGTTCAATGCCGTAGGTTGGGAATCTTTGGCTGTTGCGGGTGCAGCAATAGTTGGGTTTGCTCTTGTATTTGCAGGCATAGGGTTTATGTCTTTGTTCATAGCAGCAGGAGCCGCTGCTATGGCAGTATTGGGTGTAGGATTGATGTCGCTAGGTGCGGGTCTTTCAATAATCAATAGCGTAGGGATGGGTAGCATACCCTCCCTGTCGGTAGGGATTATGGAGTTGGCCACTACTATGGCTATAGTTGGAGCGATGTCTCCTCTACTAGTTCTTGCTTCTGCTGCTATGACAATTATGGCTGTCGCTCTTGTAGCACTTTCCTTCAGTCTAGCAATCGCAACACCCGGCATTCTTATGTTCGCTGGTGCTATGGCTGTTGTTCAAGCATCCGGTACTATGGACATTCTGTCTCAAATTGCAGACATTGGAATGAATGGTGTGCAGATAGCCGCAGGTCTTGTTGCTACTGCTGTGGGTATAGGTGCTGTTGGTGCTGCACTATTGGCATTTGGTGCTATGGGTGCGGCGGGACAAGTCACGGGTGCTATCGGTGATGCCGTATCAGGAGTGCTTGGTTTCTTTACTGGTAAGAAGGCTCCATCACCAATAGAAATGCTTGGTATGTTCGTAGGTTTTGCAGAAATGGCTCCTAAGATAAACGAAGGTGCTATGGCTATCAATGCTCTAGCAGACGCTCTTCAACGATTCTCAAACACCAAGTTCGGTGAAATGTTGGGCTTAGATAAGATCGGTTCTCTAGTAGATAAGATTGGTAGCACAGAGCCGGGAGTGTTTGACAAATTGAAGTCTATGGGTCAATCTTTAATGGCTTTTGCTACTGCACAGCCCCCACCACTAACTGCACCAAAGGCAAGAGGCAGTACAGTAGAGTATGGAGGAGAAGAGTATCTACTTCCTGCCGCAAAGGAAGGAACTCCATTAGCAAGCAATCTATCTTTCACAAATGGGGTGTTGACAACCAAAGGAGTTAGCACAGAAACTCTAATCGCTGAAGCAAATCTAGAAAAGCGAGACATGGAGAAATCTGAAGGTATTGAAAGAGAATTGAGTGAAGATCTTCTCAGACAAATTCTAGGAGAATTGCGTTCAAGAGGAGAAATACAGCCTGTGGTGGTAAACAATACAAACTCTACCCAAATGGCAGCACCCCCATCCGGTGGGGGTGGAGGTGCTACCATGATTCCGCTTTATTCAGGCAGTCACACCGATGCTACCAAGATGGCATATCAGGTGTCTTACCGTCCCGCAGGATAATCAATCCTCTTCAGCCAACTTGCGGAAGTAGTCGAGGGTATCCCCCTCGCCGTCTTCATCATCGTTGGTCGGAACGGGCTTCTTCGCAGCAGCGACCTTCGCCTCGTTCTTACGGAACTTCTCACTCAGAGACTCACGGATGGGTTCCTCGTCCTCAGCCTTCTTGGAGGGCTTTGCCTCCGTGTTGATGACGGTATCAAACCGTTCCTTCAACTCTTCATAAGCCTTGAACTTATCCTTGCCGACGAGTTCCGACAGCGGGTACTGCGACTTCCAAACCTTCTCAAGGAGTTCATCCTTGCCGTCAAGAAGTGCAGACTGCGTATCAAATTCGCTCTTGTCATAGTTAGCGAAGCCACCAACGGTCTGAATCTTCATCTTGAAGTTACGACCGTTCCAGAAATCAAACGGGTTGGTTGGCTGCTCGCCGGGGAACTTCGGCTGCATACAATCGCTGATCTTATCAAAGATCTTCTTGCCGTAGCGGAACAGGAACACCTTACCCTCGTTCTCGCGGTTAGCGGGATCGCTGATAACCATGATGTTGCTGATATACGACAACTTACGCTTACGGGCGCGGGCGATTTCCTTATCGGACTCAATGCCGCTGTTCCACAGTTCGTTGTTTGCCTCGCACACGGGGCACTTCAGACCAAGAGTGGTTGGGCAGTTCTCAATGTACCAACCACCCTTACCTTGGAAGCCGTGATTGAACAGGCGAACCCAAGGAACATCCTCGCCCTCACACGAAGGCAGGAAGCGAACGATAGCAAACCCATTGCCATCCTTCCCACGCTCGGTAGTCCAAAAGCGGTCATCCTTGTAGGACTTGCTTTCGGAGGTCTTCTCAAGTTCCTTCTGTAGATTACCCACAGAGTTCTTGCTCATCTTCTTCATATCTGCGAATCCGGCCATGTGTATTTCCTTTCGTTGTATGACGGAGTGTAAACGGTATTATACATCATCAGCAGATAGGTGCAAGTCTTTTCTCACAACTTCTGCGATGATTTTCTTTAACTCGCCTCTTCTACTCTCAAGTTGAAGAAACAGGCTATATCTAATTAGGGGGATTCCAATCTCCTCCCATACGGGATCATTGGCAACCACCCATGACTTTGTAAAATCAAGTATGTCGTTCAGAACGAGAAATGTTTCGGGACTAATCTTTTTCTGAATGACTGCTTCAAATATTGGAGCGTATGTTCCCCGCTCTTTGGGGATAAACAGGTTGTGAAATCTTTCGGGGTTTTCTCCCGACCTTTCCCACAACTTTTTGATATCGGTCTTGATTGTGTTTGTTAGAGCCTGAACCCTACGCATCCTCTGTCTATGCAGGTCTTCTGCCTCTTCACTAAACATATCGCCAACCCAAGGGTCTGACTTGCCGACAAACTGCGAGACAAAGAACTCTACAAGATCGTCCTTCTTGAACTTCTTAGCCATCTTCTCAAAGTAGTATCTGTCCTTTCTACTCTCAAACGCCTGTGGAGTAGTTCGGGTTCTACCGTGAGTATTGTAATTGAAGCCCTGACCTTTGAAGTGGGCTTTCAACGCAAGATAGGTCTGATAGACCTCGTAGGGATTCATCATAGCGGAAGTTTGGAACTCTTCTTGACCATGTTCAGTCTTTGACCTTCAGCCTTCAATCTTTCCTTGATTGGTTTTGTTAGCAGTTTTGCTGCGGCTTCAGGTTCAATCCCGTGCTTCTCGCACAGATCAACGATCACTTCAACATAGGTTGTATCTTTTCGGCTCTTGTACAACTCTTCTACTTCTCGGCAGAAATCATTCTGTAGGTTTATGATTGACCCCATCTCACTCCTCTCTCGGTATCTTGGTTAGTTGCTGACCTCTGAGCATTCCGTTTTGAAACTCTTCATCAGAGAAAGCAAGTGTGATTTCCTTTTCATGCAGCATGATATGAATGATGTGCTTGCCATCACCTAACTTGGCAAGAACCGACTCATCGGGCTTGTCTATGCCGTCTTCAATAATAGGCTTGGTCGGCTCTTCATTAGCCGATAGCAGTTTTTTCAACCATTTCATTGATAGTCCTCTGTAGTTCTTTGAAGTTGTTGTTTGCCCAGTAGTTCTTGATAGCAGCACCGAGACTTTCCTTATATTCCTCGGGCTTCTTCTTGAACACTTGCGTAGTACCATCCTCTGCCGAAATCAGAATCACGACCTGCGGAATACGCTCACCATGATTCTCCAACCACATGTACGAATACGCTGCGGTTTGCTCAAAGTAGTTCGTGATCCACTCCTCCTTGCGAGAGGACTTGGCACTCTTGAAGTCGATGACAGAGAGTACTCCCTCATACTCCCCAATACAGTCGAATCGTCCTGCCATGCGTAGTGTATCAGAACACAGTTGTGATTCTTGTGCTATGACCTTGTTGATCTTATTCAGATTCGGAACAAGTTGGTCAAATAGTGCTTGTGCTTTCTCGTCGGTTGTTTTGTACTCCGTACCATCATTGAGGTATTCCTCAACCATCGTATGCAGAGCCGTACCACGACGCATAGCCGCCTCGCTAGTCTTTCTGTTTTCAGGGTTCTTTCTCCACTCTTTCCAAAAGTCTTTCTTGGCAAAACCTGTAACAGTAGTGACCGAAGGATACCAATTACCCGTGTTTGCGGATTGGTAGAAACGGCCCATACCGTCAATTTCAATTGACTTTAAAACATGATTCATCAGTAGTCTTTCTTGTGTAGGTCGCTACGGGGATTGCCCTTCTTGATCTTGGAGATGATCTCCTTGAACCCGTTATCGGGTCTACGAATACCAAGGCGAACAGAATCTATGCATTGCACAGAAGAGGCATCCAACTTGGCTACCTTTTTCTCTCCGCACTTCGGGCAGGGCTTTTTTGTTGGCTTGTTACGATTCGCTACCGTGTAGAAATCGTCCCATTGATGGTCACAAGCATTACACTTGTATTCGTATAAAGGCATAATGATCTATTATGTATCTAGGATGACTAGGGTAGTTGGGGTAAACCATCGTGGGCGAGAACGATTCTTCCACTTGGCAAACCCCTTCTTTTCGATGTTGTAGTAACTGCGGTATGCCGATACGGTATTGCCCATAATCTTACAATGATCGGGCATAGCCTGTGGTATTTCGGTCAAGCCTTTGGACTTGATGTTTTGGGGCAGAATGGCTAGCAGAGTCTTTAAATCAGACTCCACTTTGTGTACCTTGCCATACCTGTGCGTATATTCGTCCATGAGATGAACCATGAGGTTATAAAGCCACTCATAGTTCTGCTTGGACTTTCTTGCCCAAATGGCGGATGGATGGTTTACATGAGTAGCGAAGTACAGTCGCTCATTCAACAGGGGATCAGGAAGAATCCAACGACTAACCTTCCTGTTGGTCTTGGACAGGGACATGACTTCTTCGCCGTCTAACACCCGATGGGCAGTAGATAGCAGTTGAGCGTACTCAAGAATCATCTTGACTACATGCTTATCACAATGGTACTGTGCTGCCGTTTTTGGGCAGGTATCTAATGCAAAGATGTTCATGGTATTATTATAGCACAAGAGCCTTGCCGAAGCAAGGCCCTTATGTCGGTTTTCACATCCGTGAGTTTAGTTAGTCCTCTTCGGACTCGTCATCATCATCGAAGACGAAGCCATCATCATCGTCAAACTCCTCGGTGGGTTCGTCGCTGTTGTGGCTAGACCAATTATGTTCCCAATCGTTGGTCTCATCGTTGGTTTGGTTCTGACGGTGGTCGGGAAGGTTTACACCCTCTGCGTCATCGTCATCATCCGCGAACTGATGCTCATCGTCATCGTAGCCGTCCTCGTCGGGGTCAAAAAACTCATCCTCTTCGGCGAGGAAATCTTCTACATCTTCGTTCATCGGATCAGCGTCCACGGTTGTTCTCCTTCTTGGGAGCAGCGTAAGAAACCACATCGGTATTCTTGATCCACCGCTGCTCATATGGGTGAGTGTTCTCAATCGTGTCAGGCTCATGGAACGAGACAAGATACTGCGGACCATGATTGTGGTCACGCTCGGTGCGGATAACCATACCCGCTCGCTCTTCCGAATTACACCAAACCTTCGTACCCGGCGTGAGGAACTCTTCCTGTGCCATAGGTATCCTTTGCTAAAGCGGGGATCACTACAGGTGAACCCCAAATGCTTCAATACTAATATAATAGCACAGGCAATCCATAAGTCAAGGGCTTGACATCACTTTTTTTGGAGTTATACTAGAACGCATGGCTAACAAAATCGAACAGCAGTATTGGGGAAGCGAGCCTCCTTGGGATCACCTTCCCCGAGACCCGAAAGACCCCAAGATCGCCACGCAGTATTGCAGGGCGGTTCAATGGTATCACAATATGTCGGATACTGATGACCATAAGAAGTGGGTCATAGAGTGGATGTCCGATAACAAGCACAAGGCTGATGCCCTAGCCGCTGTAAAGAAGTTGGCTGATGTAAGTCTTTATCCGGGAGACAATCCTGATCTGCCCGTAGGCATCATTACAGGTCCAATAGCACGAATGCTGACCTTGGGTGCTCCTCTTATGCCTCAACAGGTAGATTCCTTCCGTAAGGCTATCCTGACCCTTATAGAGAAAGGTAAGAGGCAGAAGGACGCGCCCGCAGGCGCGGCCGCGCCCGCCCGTGCGAGCGTGAGAGACTATGTTAAAGATCAGGTCCGAGAACTGATTGAAGAGATTGAGTTGGTCTACGATTCCATCCTGCTAGGCAAACCCGTCAAGTGGGAATGCTCCGACTTCATCAAGTCTCGCCAAGTCAAGCCGATGCAAGCCCACATGATTGCGGATTGGTTTGACCATTCTCTGCAAGACATCAAGGCAGTAATCGGTGGCTCTGCGGACGATCAATTAAAGGAAGGCTACTCTGTTTATACCAAGTCTCAACTGAAGAAGTGTATGGCTTGGCTTACACATGTAGTAGATACTTGCCGAGAGATGAA